AAGTTCCAGATAGTCGTCTGTTTCCGGTCGGAGAACCAGGGATGCTTCCCATTCTGCAGGAAGCCGTAGAGAACGGGTTCGTGTTGCCATTGATAATCCGACCGGCCTAGAACAAGACTATCCTTAACCCAGATGCAACAACCGGCAAGATGAAATCCCGCGTCAATAAATGCTCGTCGGAAATTTAGCCCCTCAGTGTCTGCATGGAATACGTAAGCCGCACCGCCTTTTTCTAGGCTATTAGCCATGTTCTTAAAAGCAGAAAGGAGAAAAGAATAAAACTCCTCATTCTTGATAGAATCGTTCTGGATCGTTAGCCCGCTGGAGCTTTTGAAGGAGACGCCATAAGGAGGATCTGTCACAATCAGATTTGCTTTCTTCCCATCCATAAGGCGTGCTACATCATCAGCGCTGGTGGCATCACCGCACATAAGCCGATGACGGCCAACAGTCCAGATATCTCCGCGTTCCACAAAGGAGGCCTTTTCGAGCGCTGCAGATAAGTCAAAGTCGTCGTCCTTGACTTTGTCGTCCTTATCGCTGAACAGATCAGCCAACTCTTTCTCATCAAAGCCAGTGAGCAGCGGATCAAAGTCTGCCGCCTGCAGCGACTCGATCTCTACGCGCAGAAGCTCCTCATCCCACCCGGCGTCCATCGCCATGCGGTTATCCGCAATGATATACGCTTTCTTCTGCGCCTCGGTCAGATGGTCGACAAACACGCAAGGAACCTCAGCGATTCCTTCCTCCTTCGCAGCAAGAATTCGGCCATGACCGGCAATGACGCCGTAGTCGCGGTCGATGATGACAGGATTGATGAATCCGAACTCCCGAAGGGATGACCGCAGTTTTGCGATCTGCTCCGGGGAGTGGGTACGCGCGTTGTTCACATACGGCACGAGCCGGGATACCGGAACAAGCTGCAGTTCTGTAGTGGTTCTGGTATTCATACGAGCCCCCATTCAGCAAAGCGCTCGAAGCCGCCGATGCTGTCGATGAAGTTTCGACTGATTTCGACAATTTCCGAGTAGGGTCTGCCGTCAATAGTGTCATCGCCGATTGCGCAGCATAGTTCCACAGGTTTTCCAATCTCCTGGGCCTTAAGCCAGGCGTAGATGTTTACGGAAACATCCGCCTTTGACAAATCCTTGCCGTGCAGACCGCCGCCTGTCACGCTGTCAGCCATATCGCTGCCCAGTTTGCGGTTGGTGGCGCCAGTGTCCACGTCCGTGCCGCCGGTCCAGTCGCCCAAGGGATTGATTTCCGCTGCGGGGTACAGGATCTGTAGATCCTCCTTAGCTGCGTTGCTCTGGCAGATGATAAGCCTGGGACCGCTGAGGATGTACTTGCCGTCACAGTGATACCTAGCGTAGATGCTTCTTGCCAGCGCTGTGAGCACGATCTGCTCGTCCGTGACAGGCGTTCCTTTGAAGATTCCGTTGTCACCGCAGCGAATCTTCATGGCCTGGTTTGCGGCGAGATGTGTGTCCTGCGGGACTTCGACATAATTCGACACGATATTGGTCCCGGCGATCCTATGCACCGTTTCTTCGACATAATTCGACGGGATCTGCACTGAGGTCTCGGCAATAACGTTGCAGGCTCCGTGGCCGATCAGGACCTCAACTGCTATGCGGGGCTTCTTTTCCTGAGTGTACGCGTAGTCGACAAGAGCTCCGGCAATACGGTCGGCCACCTTGTCAGGGTGCGAGGGGTTCACTTTTTCAAACATTGTTCTTATCCTTTCCTTGCCCGAAGCAGGCGTTCCATGAGATCATCCTGCGGGGACACCTCACCGTACTCCGTGGAACAATTCTCTTTCACAATCTGAAAGATTTCATTCCACAGTCGAACAGCCTGATTCATGTAATTGATGCCGATGTTGATGAACGGGGACGGAATCGGCTTCTGCGTTGTCGGATGCTTGGAGAGAAAACCCATGCGGCTTGTCATTTCCTCACACTGGATCCAACGGGCAGAACACATCGCATACCGTTCAAGAAGCTGTGGTGAAACCTTGGATGAGCATCCGATCTTTTTCAGCCACGCCCAAGTATCTCTATAGATATCTTCGGCCTGCAGGGTACTCCCGTCTCGCTGCTCAGCAGTCAGAAAATCATGGGGCTTTGGCATATCGACACCTTCGACTTCGGGAATATCCAGGACTTCTAGCTTTCGGCCGCCGGGATTACCGCTTTCGGCTTTCTCCTTTACGGCTGATTTCTTCCTTCCCGCACCGGGTCTCGCACCTCCGCGCCCGCCAATATTGTTAGATTTTGTCGGCATTATTTCACCTCCCATGCCTGGAGCCCTTAATTACCCTTTTGATTTCGCCTTTTTTGCGTAAATGACCCCGCGCCGTTCCCCCCAGGGAGCAGGCCGTAGAGATTCTGACCGCCCCTGGGCAGCAAAAAAGCAGCTCCGCTGCAAAAAGCAGCGGAACTGCTTAGTAGTATTTTATTGCTGCGTTATTTCGTCAGGAACTCGATTACTTTGTACATCTCTGAACTTGGGTTGCTATCGACCGAGTGCACATCCCGCCCCTGACCGCGGTGAAACTGTTCAAGCCGTTTGGCATTTGTTATCGCTGTATCCTGCAGGTCTTTGATGTGGGGATATATATTGCTGCTCTTCCTGTAGCCGGGGCAGCGTGCTTTTATCTCATCAACAGCGGCAGAACTGGTCTGGTAACCGGTGCTCCACCGGTAATGGCACAGAAACCATTCTTCAAAGCACGGAGCGGAAGTGATGACTTTGACGAGCTCCGTTTCCCTTGCGCAGGCAGCATCAATTTGGACTTGCTTATCTTTGTCGGTATCCGTATCAATCAGGCAGAACGCGCGATCACCGTCTTTGACGGACAGCCCTATCTCCCGTGCCTCTTTAACGAGATGGTTCATCATTTTTACAGGGTCCGTACGATTCCCGGACGCCTGCACAATGTGTATGCCATTCCTTTTCTGAAAGTTTTGAAGATAGGTGCTTTCTGTTTTGTTATCGCCCTCAGCGGCATACAGAACAATAGGATTTCGTTTGCGGGTTTGCTTTCCTCGCTTTTCGACGCCTTTGGACGGCTTCATAGCAGGTCACCACCCTTAATGATTGGAATCGCGCCATAGCGACCCATCAGGTAGGCGGTCCGGATGTTTTCTGTCTTGCGTACAGAGAAATTATCGAGCGAGTAAAGATTGGAAGCTCCGGTTTCCTCTTTTTCGATAAAATATATCTGATCCCGGCGAAATACCCGTAAGTCAAGCAGAATGGTATCGTGAGTTACAAATATGAGTTGTGCGTTTGTCTTGTTGATATCGGGATCGTTAAACAGACCAACCAGATACTGAACCAGGGCGGAATGCAGGCAGGACATTTCGTCAATGAAGAGGGTCTTGCCGGTTGAAAGAGCTGCATAAATGAACGGGCTGAGGAAGAAGATATTCTGCGTACCCAAAGATTCCAGCGAGAAGTCCAAAGAAAAACTCTGACTGTCGGGCATGGTATGAATGGTAACCACGTTGTATGCTGTGCCCTGACCGACACCGACTTTATCGCCGGCGATAGCTACCGGAATTGGCACTGTGATCTGCTGCGTTTTGATATCATAGCCATCAATGTTAATATCAGCGTTCTTCAGCAACTTCAACGTAAACTTTTTCAGTTCAGGGTTCTGAGACTCCACGAAATGCTGAAGGATGAACGGCTTGTTGTTCGGCGTATCATCTGTCACGGCATCAGTATACGTATCAATGCCGTTGGAGAACCACATGAATGCCGCTTTTGTTTTTTCACAGTTCCATGCAGTCGCAGTGGAAAGGAAGAGCTTGTTTGCGGTATTCTTTTCTTTGTACGAATTAAACTCTTTTTCGTCCGCCTTGTTGAACTTGTACTGATTCGTGTTTGTACGTTCGAATATCATGCTTCGTTTAGCAGAATGGTAAACGTACAGATACTCATCCATGATTTTTACCTGTGTTGCGGAGAAACCGTAAATATACTGGATACCGTCGACAAAAAAGATGAATTCGAATGCAGAGGGCTTACCGGGTAAGTCCGGGTCAAACAGGAAGGGAACTATACGAAACAGTCTGTCATCAACCTGTTTAGTCTGGGATTCCCGAACGATCATTATTGCGGCAGTCATAGCCTTTAGCAAATTGCTCTTGCCGGAAGCATTGGCTCCGTAGACCACTACAGATTTAAGGCATCTGGTTTTACCAAAATCAGTATAGTTGCCAGGATGCTCATTGTCGGTTAAAGACGCCGACATATTAAGACACATCCTGCCCTTAATAGACATAAAGTTTTCAACGGAAAACTGTGCCAGCATATCAGCCACCTCCCATCGCTATAATAGTCCAATTGTCCGGACTTTTCAATACTATTTTTGCGATATTTGTAAATCTTTTGCAAATATCGCGATAATAATCTCAGAATCCGGAGCTATTACCGCAATTTGGACAGGGTTATCTGTCTCCCATTTCATGATGTATTTTGGTGTGGCAACTCTGACACAGGCTCATCAGGTTTTCCTTTGCGTGGGTTCCGCCCCTCGAAATAGGAATGATATGATGGACCTCTTCAACAAGTGTTATTCGGCCCTCTGCGAAGCATTTCTCGCAAAACGGATGCTCAGCTGCATACCGGTCCCGGATTCTTTTCCAGGCACGTCCGTATTTTCTGTGCACGTCCGGCGCCCGGGAGTACTTGTTGTACTGGCGTTCTGCTATTTTTCTGTGTTCCTCGCAGTACTGTCCGTCTGTGAGTTTCGGGCATCCGGGCCAACCGCAGGGCCTTTTCGGCTTCGTAGGCATTTCTTCATCTTCTTCCCGGTATCCTTAGCCATGTAACGAACGATGTACCAGCACTGCTCCAGATAGCTGACCTTCCTGTACGGCATAAGGAGGCACCTCTTGTAATTCTCCGCCCGTTGTGTTATCCTTGCACCAGTTTTTATCAGGAGGTGCGAGATGGAAAAGTTTATCGCATACGAAAAGCTCTCCAAAAAGAAACAGCGAGAGCTGAACGCAAAGCGCCGGAGTTCCTGGGGCGGAGTAAATCCTGTAACGAGAAAACCGGCAAACCCGAGAGCATACAACCGAGCGAAAGCACGGAAGTGGATTCATGATGATTCCTCGACCGTGCTTTCTGCTTTTATGTATAGAAATGGCCTTCACAGGATTTCTCCCGGAAGGCCGTTTCATATTCTGTTCGCATTCTAATACTACCAGATTATTAAAGGGACAAATAGGGACATTTAGTGACATCTTTCATTTTTGCGGAATAATACACGAATCCAGAGCCTCACGATGAAGCCGATGCAGATGTCGAAGCGTGTACCCCAAGGAGACGGCGAGTTGCTCCCATGATTTCCAGTTGAGATAGCGCTCCTCCAGAATAAGCCGATACTCAGTGCTATCTACAGCTTCAATGACAGAGCGGAGCTCCACCTTCAGATCCACCAGGGTGTCAATGTCCTGGTTGATTTCATTCTGCAGATCAATGATCCGATCGATCGTGTTCGCCATAGTCTGAGCTCCCTTGTTAGGGCTTTGAGGCATTCCAGTGTATGTTGCCGTAGCTTTGTGGGCCAGGTCATTTAGTTTCTCGAGCTGCTCAATTTTGCTATTGATACGCTGATCTAGTTTATACGCCTGGTTGAAGTATTCCTGCGCGGTCATGCTTCCACCTCCGTTCTGACCATTTCGCGGACCTTTTCCATGATGCTTTTGCCATTCAGATCGTTAAGCTGCTCAAACCACTCAGAAGTAAAGAAGCACTCCAGCTCAGCCACTTCATTTGCATTCTTGTCCTTCATTGGATTCCGGTTATAGCATTTCAGAGCTTTCCAGTAGTCCTTTACGGCTTGTTCGATGACAGCGTTTGCCAAGTTGTAATATGGGCTCATCTTTTTACCTCCAGAGTTGCTTTGACCGCATCCATCAGCGCGGTCTGTGTTTTGTCCTTCAGGCGTAGGGCGGACATTATCCTTTCATCAATCGTGCCATCCGCGATGATATGATGGATAACCACCGTGTTTTCCTGACCTTGCCGCCATAGGCGGGCATTTGTCTGCTGATAAAACTCCAACGACCAAGTCAAGCCGAACCACACAAGTGTGCAGCCGCCGCTTTGGAGATTAAGGCCATGTCCGGCGGACGCGGGGTGGATCAGCATTACCGGCAACTCGCCCCGGTTCCAGCGTTGAATGCTGTCGGATTTATCTGCAGTTGCAAACGGAATGTGAAGCTTTTGCAAGCGGTCACATATGCGGTCAAGATCATGTTTGAACCAGTAGGCAATCAGGACTGGTTTGCCGTTGGCTGCTTCGAGCAGATCCTCCAGCGTATCCAGTTTTCGATCATGGAGCATAACAACCTTTTTCTCGTCTGTATAAACGGCTCCGTTTGCCATTTGGCAAAGCTTGTTCGCCAGAGAGGCGGCATTGACCGCATCTATCTCTTCGCCCTGAAGGGATACGACCAGTTCCTTCTTCAGCGTGCAATATGTTTCCCATTCATCGTCCGATAGCCGCACCCGCGCCTCGTTCAAAATGAGTTCCGGCATCTGCAGGTGATCTGCTGCTTTCATACTGATCGTGATATCTGCGATCGCGTCGTAGATCTGCTCTTCTGCACCGGGCAAAGGCTTGTAGGAGTACACGATGGTGCCGTTACGTTTGTCCGGGGCAAAGTAGCGATTACGGTAGTGGGTGATGAATCGGCCGAGACGTTCCCCAAAATCCAGAAGCCTGTATTCAGCCCACAAGTCCATGAGACCGTTGCTGCTGGGGGTTCCGGTCAAGCCCACGATACGGCGGACGCCAGGGCGCACTTTCATAAGGGCTCGGAAGCGTTTTGCTTGATAGCTTTTGAAGCTCGAGAGTTCGTCAATGACTACCATGTCGTAGTCAAAAGGAAGATCGCTCTGCTCCACCAGCCATTGCACGTTTTCCCGATTGATGATGTAGACCGACACATCCTGCATCAGCGCAGCTTTCCGCTCCAGCTCATTGCCAACCGCCACAGAATAGGACAGGCTACGTAGATGGTCCCATTTTTGGATTTCGGCAGGCCAGGTATCGCGGGCGACGCGGAGAGGGGCGATGACCAACACCTTCCGGACCAGAAAGCTGTCAAGGCAAAGGTCGAAAATGGCGGTTAGCGTAATAACGCTTTTCCCGAGGCCCATATCCAGCAGCACAGCAGAAATGGGGTGCGTCAAGATGAAATTTGTAGCGTAGGACTGATAGTCATGAGGTTTGTATTTCATTGAGGACTCCTTCAATCTGATCTGTGCTGTCAATCCAGTACACCGAAAAGCCAAGTGCTTCTAACTGCCTTTTTCGCTTTACCTGCAGAGGGCGCGGTTTCTTTCCATCAGCCTTAAGTTCAACGAAGGCCAGCTTTGCGCCGGGAAGCAGGACAATTCTATCGGGGACACCGTTAAGTCCAGGGCTGACAAACTTTGGAGCAAGACCGCCCATCATCTTTACAGCCCGAACAAGTTTTTGCTCGATTTTCTTTTCTGCTGCCATGATTCCTCCAGAAAGGTTTTTGCTTGAGCTGTGGAAGTCGTGGAAGTCTTTTCATAGAGTGTTTCTTAGGCTTTTGTTTTTGAAGTTATAAAGGGACTCTTGTAAATGACATCCATGACCTCCACGCGCCCTCATTTCAAAAAGTCGTCGAAACCGGGAACCGTTGAAAACTCACGGTTTTTAAGCCGCAGTCCATTGATAAGGTTGGCTGAGCTAGTCCTTTTCCGGGTAAAGCCACTTGTTTCCAGCGCAGCATAGAACTCTGCCGTACTGCGGAAGAACTCGCCCGTCTCGTTGCAATAGGAACGATATGCCTGATAGACCTCGCCAGAGCGGGCAGAATAGCTGGCGTCTGTTTCACAGCATTCACCAAGGAAGTGATTAAGCCAGTCGTTCTCTTCACGGTATTTGGCTGTGGCCGCTTCCACGACGGCCGGGAGCTTGATCTTGAAGTCCAGCTCGATCACACGACGGGCTCCTTCAATGATCCAAGCCAAAACGGCCTCGCCCGCGTTTTGATACAGATACTCCGCATAGTTCTTAATATCGCTTCGGCCGACAATGCGGGCGTTGAACGGGACGACTATCAGTCGCCGCCAGGTACCAGCGTCTATTGCGCCGACCTTCGGCAGATGGTTGGTATAGAGGACCAGCATATGGCTGGGGATGTAGCTGAAAGGGTCCTTGTATTTCTTCTCCGCATATACCTCATCCGTGGAGGAGAGTTGTTTTACTGTTGCTGTGTTCAGACGAGTGCCTTCTTCCAACTCAGCTGCAATCACCAGGCGCTTTCCCTTGAGTTCGGCCATCTCCGGCTTAATATTTCGGCGAGTTCCAACCGTGAGAGCATCGGCACTCATATTGCCGCTATAGGTGCCAAGGACACGGGCTAGAGTGTTCCAAAAGGTGGATTTGCCGTTTGCGCCGCAGCCATAGGCGATAATCATCTGCTCGATCATCACCTTGCCCACACAGGCGGTTCCGGCTACGAGCTGAACATAGTCGATCAGTTCTTGATCGCCGCAGAAAAGCAGATCCAGTTGCTTTGCCCAGATATCTGCGCCCTTGTCGCTAGGAGAGACAGCCGTCACTTTCGTCATGAAATCCTCGGGCCGATGATCCATGCGACCTGCCATGCCTTTACGCAGATCATAGGTCCCATCAGGGGTGCAGAGCAGATAGCCGTCGGCATCCAGTTCCTTGGGCGTGATCGCAAGCATCGGACGGGCTTCTTTCAGTGTGTTTGTGATGTTCTTGGAGCTGCGGCGGTCTAGTGCAAAAGCCTTATACTCATTGGCCTTGCTGTACTGGGCAAATGCCACCGCTTGATCTTTTGAAAACTGAGACTCGGCTTTTTTCTTTGTTGATGCCGTTGCGATGATTTCCGCGGCACCATTCCCGACGAGCGCATTCCACGCTTTTTCGGCCGCCGCATTTGCTTCTTCCAGCTGATGGGTCGTCAGCTTTTGGGCCACAGCCTGTGCTCCATGCTTCGACTCCTCCCAGAGAACGCCGTTATACACGATATAATCCGTGGCCGGAGAGTATCTGAGCTCTTTCCCTGACACACGGGAAAGAACCTGTGCTTGCCCAACATCTGTGAAATCATCCGGGCGATACTGATATTCGCGGTTGTATGTTTCTGGCGCGACATACCCGGATTGTTGCTGCACCTTGCGGTAGAACTGCAGAGCGCTGCGCCAGATCGTTCGGAGCTCCTGCTCCTCCAGAGGAGGATCACATTTGGCAGCCTCAGTGCGATACGCCCCATAAGCGGCCTCAGTGTTACCGTAGCGTTTGAGAACTCGGCCAGCAAAATGGGACAAGGTCGAGTTTCTGCTTCCTTCAGGGATTGTATTGCCAGACTCCGCCATCTCCATCGCCTCAAAGGCATATTCGGCGAGGTAGTCTGCGATGGTCAGTTCCCCGGGGAAGAACTCCACCTCCGGCTGAGGAGTGCCAAAGAAGAACCGCGCAGCATCCAGGGCGTTAGGATCGAAAAAGGAGAAGATAGCCTGCACCTGGCGTTTCATAGCGCTATATGAGGCGGAGTCAGTCTGAACGGGGATCGGGAAGAAGCAATGAAATTTCGGACGCGCTGCTTTTCCGTTTTTCACCTTGTTGTGGTTGCGGCTGTAATGGACAGCAAAAGTCACGTCAGGCAGAGCGTCCCGAAGCTGCTGGGGAGTAATCCATTCTGCGGAATCTTCGCTATGATCATTGTCGCAGTCCAGTACCAGACAATTGGTCTGGATGAAATTGGCGTTATTGCGATAGCCGTTCTTATACTCAACGGCCACGTAATCGAACCGGACTGCCGCAGCCAGAGATTCCTCGTCATGGACTTCTGCTGCATGGGGATATGAGCAATTGGATGCCCGACCGTTGGTATCTGAGTGATAAAGGGTAAAAGACTGACTCATCTGAAAACCTCCTTGCATGCTGTGGAGAAAAAGCGTATTGGCTTGTTCTTTCTTTTGGCCTTTTCAATTTCGATGCTCATTCCGTTGGATATGGTTTCTCCAAACACCCACAATTCGGCGCATTTGGTGAGCAGGACGATGTCCATGAATATGGCAAGATTCCGTTCCTTCTTGTTGTTGTCGTCCATGAACTGAGGGAAGAACAGATGCGGTGCTATGGGCACGTAGCCGGAATCGACCGCGTAGCGGCAGTATCGACGTGTTGCCTCCTGGTTAGCATCAATGTCTCCGGACAGAGGTGAGCAAATATACACAACCGGCCGGAAAGCAAAGGCTTTCTGCGCTTCGCGTTCGATATTAGTCAGTGCCTCATAGGCGGTCGGGTCGAGATAGCCCTCAGCATTCTTTTTGCTTATGCTTTTTTTCTTTGTCATTTTTGTACTCCTGATAATTGAGCAAATGGCCTGCGCCGATGCGGATCAGCCGCTCACGCACCTTCTGCCGCCCTTCGCGCACCTGATCTTTTGTCGCATAAAAGCTGCAGTCTTTCCCGTGAAAGTCCATATCTCCTAGTAAACGGCAAATGCCGTGGCTGTAAGAATAGCAGTCGGGATGGTTAAAAGCACATGGAAGCAGCTCTGTTTCTTTCCTTTTCTTTCCCATTTCAGTACCTCAATCTTTCTTATAAAAGTCGCAGACATATCCGTCTGCCCGGAGGAGAAGGCCGTTTGCCCACTGGGGCTGCTGGGCCATTGTCACGCAGATGTCGTTTAGATCTGTGTCGGCGGGGGCCTCAATAACGGCTTCATCGTGCACATGCATCACAATCCGATAGCCTTTGGCATCTAGGCGGAGCATAGCCTCGGCAAGAATATCTCTGGCCGTTGCCTGCACAATGTTCTCCACCAGCTTTGGGCCATAAGTCTCAAGCCTGAGCCATTTCTTCTGTGTCCCGACGCCTTCATAGGTAACCGCTTCGCCGCCAAAGCGGTTCTCACCGAGCTTAGGTTTCACATAGCTCAGCTTCCGGCCAGATGGGAGCGTGACGAACATCATGCCGCTCTTGTATTCGAATGTGATCCCGTGACAGCTTGTCACAGTTTTATCCGCAACACAGGTTTTGGCAGCAGTATCAATGTCCCACCACAACCGGACGATCATGGGGTTCGATTGCCGCCAGGCATCGACCAGTGGTTGCAGTTCATGTTCGGCCACACCGTAGTTGAGAGCGCCCATTGCCTTCAAAGCGCCAACAGCGCCGCCGTAACCCAAGGCTAGTTCTGCGATCTTGCCACGCTGCCGGAGGTGTCCGTTCTGACCGTGCTTTTCGACAGGGACATGAAACATGGCGCTTGCCGAGGCACAGTAGATGTCGCCACCATTGGCAAACACCTCTTGACGCCACTGCTCTCCGGCAAGCCATGCGATGACTCGAGCCTCAATAGCGGCAAAATCTGCGACATAGTATCGGCAGCCTGGTTTCGGCACAAAAGCAGTACGGATTAGCTCGGAGAGAACAATCGGCACGGAATCATATAGCATTTCCAGCGCGTCAAACTTGCCGTCTCGTACCAACGCCCGCGCAGTATCCAGGTCGGGCAGGTGGTTTTGCGGCAAATTCTGCACTTGAATCAATCGCCCTGCATATCGGCCTGTCCGGTTTGCACCATAGAACTGGATTAAACCTCTGGCCCGATTATCTGCGCCGACTACCGTCTCCATGGCTGTATATTTCATCACGCTGGACTTGGCTAGCTCCTGCCGAAGCGATAGAGCAAGTTCAACCTCACCGCTGGCAGATTCCAGCAAGTCAAGAACGGCTGCTTTGGATAAAGAGTCGACCTCCATGCCCTTCTCCGTGAGCCATGCTTTCAGCTGCGCCGGAGAGTTGGGATTGTCCAAGCCCGTGACAGCCTTCGCCATCTCCATGTGCGTCCGTTTGAATTGCTCGTCACAGGCGATGGCCTGCCGAACCAATGTTAGGTCAAGCATGATGCCGCGATCGTTAATCTGTTGGTCTAGCACATAGTTGCGCCACTCTGATTCCGTCACAGGAAACTTCGAAAGACGCTCCTGGATGGCCATTTCCGTTTCGACGTCGCGTAGGTTATAGGCTTTAAAAGCTACCCATTTCTCTGGCGCATCTGTCGGATAGTGTCGAAATGTGTCGCCATCCCTCGTTTTGGCTGGAGTACAGAAATACCGGATCAGATCTTTGCCTTCTTTCAGTTTTTGCTTCTCCAGCCCCAGCACCGCGCCGACACCTTCCAGCGAAAGCGGCAGGCCCAGCGTGGCTGCCCACACCATCGTGCAATGCCAAGATGACGGGTCCAGATATGTGCCGGTCGGATAACCCAGGAATCGAGAAAGGCAGACCCGCTCAAATTGAGCGTTGAAAGCTGTCTTCAGAACTGTAGGGTCTATCAGGGCCGAGAGGACATCTCCAGGAATTAGTTCTCCGGCGGCAAGGTCGATGACCTGTACGGGGCCGCCGTCAACGGAGTACCCGAATAGGAGGATTTCAAAATCGCTGTCTTCGCTGTACTTGTAAACCCCGGCTTTGGCAAGGTTGGTGGCGGAGTAGGTTTCGATATCTATGCTAAGCGTCTTCATGCTTTTGTGCTTTCAGCCTTCAGCCATTCTTCAAATGCAGCTTTTGGGATCAGAATACGAGAACCAGTACGCAAAACTGGAAATCCCGGACGCTTAACGAATTCATAAGCTTTCGGGAGGCTAATACCCATCGACATGGACAGCTCTCGGACACTCATAGTGGCTTTTTCTTCAATGTATCGCATATCGCACCTCCATTTTTGGGGGGAATGGCGGATAACTATTCCGCCATTCCCGGTAAGTTAGTCCTCAAGCGAGGAAATCGTCGTCCAGGTCGGTGGCAAAGTCATCTGCAGCAGACGTCTTTCCGCCGAGGGGTTCACCATCGCGGACCTTCTGGATGTTCCCGAGCCCGCAGGCAATACCGCGGTTCCCATTGGAGTTGAAGGCGTAGAAATTGATCGACACGCGGGCATAGCATCCGGAATACACCTCAGAGCGGTCCAGAATCGGCTGGACAGAGCGGTCCACGATCTGGGGAGCCGTGGTGCTGTTGGCGTTGATGAAATACGCATCGCGGTAAGCCTCATCCTCGCGCTCCGTATCGCCATCGCGGAGCGGGAGCTTCAGGGCACCCTTGGGCGGAATCTTACCGCCAAACTTGGCAGCACCATCGCGGATAGCGTTATCGATCGCCTGGTTGATGGCAGCAATAGTCTTGGTATCGCTCTTGGGGATGATCAGCGAAACACTGTACTTGGGGTTGGACCCGTTCACGCTGGCAGGCTCCCAAACGTGCTCATAGGACAGGCGAACGACGCCAGTGACAACCTTAGTGGAATTAGTCTTGTTAGCCATGTTTTTATTCTCCTTTGAATTCGTTAAAGTCGTGTTTGGCACCAGTGGTAGTGATAGCCGGGCGCTTGTCTGATGCCGGGACCAGCGTCGGTTTGCCGATGGGTTTGGCGATTAAGCCGCCGAGGATTTCTTTGAAGGTCTGTTTGCCCATGAGCTTTTCCATTTCGGTGATGGAAATAAGCGTTTTCTTGTAAATGTCTCGGTATCCGGCCGAAGCGGCTGCACGGGCAACAGCATCCTCGTCGGTATACTTGCGGTTGGTGCGTGACTCTACCAGCTTGTAGCCAGCCCATTCCTTGCCGTGGTTGATTGCAGCATCCTGTGCGTAGGCCATGATTTCATTCGCCCACTTTGTCAGATCATCCAGCTTTCCGAGGATTTCCTCGATTTCCGCATCAGAGAGTAGTGGGGGCTGGGCAAACTCAAACCGGGCAAGATCTAGCTTCGCTTCTGCCCGGGCGCGGCATTTTACCGCCGCCTTGCAGAATTGGCACCAGGAACCGGGTGAGTATTCTCCTTCGCCTTTATAAGCGAGATCAGCCTTGGGACGGAGTGTGTTTTCTGCCCAATCCATCAGCTCCTCCACTGAGATCGTCCAGGTCGATACATTCTCGCGCCTCGGCTGATAGATGCTCATGGATACTTCGGTGATGTCATACAGGCAATCGAATATACGCAGAGCGCCGAGTGCATACAGCATCATCTGTGGGTTCTGATAGGCATCCACCAGAACGCCGAGACCGTATTTGAAATCGATCACATGCAGCCGGGGGCTTGCAATGATCAGGCAGTCACCTGTCCCGAAACCGTCGGGGACATAGCAAGAGAAGTCCAGCCGCTGTTCGATCAGGACTTGGGGATCGGGGCACGTGAGCTTTGCTTGGGCCAACTGCTCCAGCACGAACTGCACATAGCCGTCGGTGTAATCGTCCATCTCGTCACAGTCGTACTGACTGACGGGCTTTTTGGAGCGCAGCTTCAGGGCTTTCCGGAGCTTATGCTCACAGAGAGCGTGAGCAGCTGTGCCTTCCGCGGCTGCTTCTGTTTCCTGATCCTCAAACTCTTGCTCTAACCTGGCAGAGGGATTGCAGTTAAGCCACCGATGAGAGGAACTGGCGGAGAGAATTGCGTGAGATTTAGGAGGCATTCACCAGAGCCTCCGCTTCTTTGAGCAGACTGTCGTAGTCTTTCGGGTCCACTTTGCTCAAGTGAGTGGCACCGTATTTCTGGATCAAATCATGGACCGCGGCCGTGTAGCCAGCGCGGCTGATCTCGCCCAAACGCGCCCTCAGCGTTTCCAGGGAGATCGTCGGAGG